CCATTTATTAATAAACCTAATCCACCTGGATTTGTTGTCTCCCCTATTCCATTTTTTATGTTTGGTTGTAATGGAAATTTTTTAAGAAGTTTTTGAGGAGATATTGTTTCTGACTTATGTTTTTCTAAAATAAAAATATGAGTGCTAATTCCTGTTGGTGCAACAAAAGATAAAAATGAATTACTAGGGATACTAGTCCTTGAATTAAATAATCTTAACTTTTTATTATTTTCAGAATCAGAGGAGACATAATATGATCCTGTATTAAGTCCTACTAATGGTTCTCCCGTGGGTTGATAAAAAACTTCAGATCCAGTTAAAAATTCAACAGGATCATTAAATATTATTGAAGTAAACTTTTCATCGAAATTTAAATCTGAAAGCTCACCTGAAGTGTTTATTCCTAAGTTTAAAGTGCTTTTTAATACTTTAGCTGTAATTTGATCTGTAAACTTAAAATCTTTTTGTATTAAATCAAAATTGTATGAGGGAAAAGAATTTGAAGCTACATAAGCAAATTCATCCGAATTATCCACATACAAATTTTGAATATCAGATATGACCTGTTGATTACCAAATTCTATTTGTGGAGATGTATTTGATGCTGATGCTTTATTAATTTTTCTTCTTAATTTATATTTTTGATTTTCATCTCTTGAGAAATTGAAATTTCCTAAACTTAATGACTTACTTGTAACAATTGCATTTATGAATGGAATATTATCACCTAATTCTTCGATTGGATATACTACTTCATTTGTGCCTGATTTCAACAATTCAAATTTATCACCTACTTTTAGACTAGATCTATCTACGTCAGAATTTAATGTTATAGATGAATTGCTTAAAAACTCATCTATTTCATAAGTGGAGCTTGTATTGTATATCCATGAATTAGCAAAAATTTGCTTATACGATTTATTACTTGATGGGTTAATAATTTTAGTTCCAACATTTCGAACAAAAATGGAATCATTTTCTTCAACATCAATATCACCTAAAGTTTCAAAATCTTTTAAAACACCTGTAAAATTAAGTTCAACTTTTTTTGAAATATCTCCATCTTCATAACCATAATAATTTGAACTTGATTTTATTGTATCTGTATTGTTGATAGATGAACTAATTCCTGAACAATTAAAAAATTGATTTATACTTTTACTTTGATACGTAAAAGTTGTAAAACCTGTAGTTAGAGTTCCGGTGGTTCCAAATCCGATTGTAGAATCTACGTTAACTATTGATGCACCAATTGATACGTTCTCTAAACATTTTGTAGAGGGTAATAATTTAAAATCTTCGGAAACATCTGATTCGTTATCATATCCAACAAAAAGATTAAATTTAAAATATTGTTTATTATTTCTTGTAAAAGGTTCAACTACTGAAACTGCGGTATTAATATTTGTATTACCTAAATCACTTTTATATAATGTTTGCCCCTTTAATTTTAAAGGATCTCCACTTATCACTTCAGCTATGGCAACATCTGATCTAACATATTTTGCTGTTGATGGTTTTATTAAATTATCTTCTAGATTTATTATATTAGGGGTAATATTATATAAAACATTAAATAAAATTCTAAAAGATTCATCAGTCCCCTTTGTCTGATAAAATGTTCTTGCATTTTTAAGAAAATTCCCTACATTTAAATTTTCTGTAAATTCAGTTTTTTCTAAACCTGGAGTGAATGTAGATTTTATTTTTTGATAAAATTCCTTTAAAAATAAAACACTTAAGTTTTTTACTGAAGAATCAGAATCATGTGGTGAAGCTTGAGATGTAGAAAAAACAAGATCCTCCTTTTCATTTTCATCATGATAGCTTGTAATACCACTAAACCCACGTTGACAACCTGTAAATGTATTAGTTGTAATTCCAGTATAAGTTATTATTTCATCATCAATTTTAAGTAGACCATATTGATTCGGAAATCCTTTTGTGCTATCAACATGAATTGTTTTAGCACCAATGGTAGTGATACCAGTTAAAGTTGTAGAATTTTGAATTACATTTGGAGTTAAATTATCAAAATTTAAATATTGATCTAAATTATCTGATAAATCGGTTGGCGCACCTTGATGCTCTTGAGAAATATAATATTGATTCAAAAAATCAACCGTATAAGGACTCTCATCCAAAATAAATTTTGGAAGTTGATTTGTTAAAACATCTTGAATTTTAATTCTAGTATTAATTCCAGTTCCTATCATATTATGCTCGTTTTAATGATCCATTCGAGTAACTTGATGTGTAGAAATCTCTGGTGAATTGAACACCTGATATTTCATCTCCAGATGATATTACATCTCTAACCATATTTATTGTACTATCTCCGACACTAAATGAGATGTATAAATCTTTTAATCCCACTACATCATTAGATTCAGGGAAAGCTTGTATCTCAATAATATTATTTGGTTTAACTGTTGATGTAATATTTACTGTGGTGAGAATTACCTCTCCTTTAATATAATCAACAATACCAGCATCAGGTTTTACGACGGTGAATACACTTGTGTTACCTGTCACATTTTCTTTAACTATTGATAGAACACCTGTTTGTAAATCCGAGTTTGGTACATCTGTCAAGTACACGATTGATGATTCACCTCTAATGAAAAACCCAGTTGATTTTATATTGAATCCAGATGTATTAACGTGGAATTGATTTCCAAAACACAATTCATATTGTGCAAACTGATTTGTAGAAGCTTGCAAATCTCTTCTCATTATGACTTTTGTGATGTTTGATGTAATCGCATTGTCAGTTTTATCAATCACCTGAAGAACTTTACTATATTTAAATCTTCCACCAAATTGATTTAATTGAACTGAGTTTGCATATGCATTTAATGAATTAATTACTGATGTTTTTAATGTTGATGATGACGATACTAGTGAATTATTATAATATACAGAAGAAGCAATCTCAACATATAATATCTTAAGATCAACTATTTTTTGATTTATTCCTGAAACAGAATATTTTTTTAATTCTGATAAAATAAGATCTTTTGAAAAATCAGAAACAAAACTACCATTTTTTGGTTTAATACTTATATTAACTGTTCCAAATTCTGGTGGATCAAGTTCTTCTCCTCCGATTACAGATACCGACTCTGTGTTTGGAAAAACTTTTTTTATGATCGATTCATAGTCTCTTGAAGTTACAGCTCGATTTTGAGATGAGTATGTAAAAGGTGAATAATACTTAATTGAACTTAGTGATTCGATTTCAGTTCCATTTACTGAGGATTGAATCGTATTGATAGAAACTGTATTATTGGGTGTAATTATTCCGCCATTTTGATTTGTAAATGTTCCCGAAAATGTGAAGTTTGCAACGCCATTTCCATCATCACCATCGGTGGTTATATATTGAACTGTAATTATATCTCCATCATCGTCCAAGTCTGTTCCTAATTTCTTACCGAAGATGCCATCTCCGAAAATTAACTCATATCTCTCATCCTGTATTTCACGAATAAAGAATACTCGTGAATTTGAATCGATATTATTGATATCATTTACAAGTGAATATTTTACACCAATACCATTATCTCCCTCTTTTCTAATAGACACACGAACTGAAGATGTATCAATATTTTGATTTTCAAGTAAAAACCTTTGATCAAGTGAATTATCAAATTTAAATATTCGAGTTAAATATACACCTTGATAGATATTTACATTGTTAAATGATGCAGTGTTGTCTGATACAGTTGATGTAATCGTATCGACAGTTGAGAATGTAAAGCTAGTGTCGTTTAAATCACCTGTACACACTAGACCTGGCTGTAATGACACAGATGATACACCATCTGCGACACCGACGTTGAAAGAGATCTGTGCAAGTGCTGCTGTTCTTGAACGAGGAACATATCCTATATTACTTGCGAGTGATACAACATTCTCTCTTAATGTTGCTGAATCTAAAAAAGACTCATTGACAATCATGTTTGAGTTAAATGCATTAATGTAGGTATTATATGCAAGTGTGTCGATTAACACGGAAAAGTTTGAACCATCAAAATCAAATCCAGAAAAAGTAGTATTTGATCTAAGATAGTCCTTAATAGATGTTTTTATTTGATCGAAATCAAGATTAGCGTAATTGTTATAAGGCATTTTACCTTGTTGCCTCTAATATGAATGAATATTCCTGAGTTGGAAAGTCTTGACCAACAATATCAAAGATTACAGTCACCTCAAACTCATTTTCATCTGGTCTTGGATCGACCTCGACTCTTACATTTTCGACTCTATCTTCAAAGTTTCTGACGGAAGTCTTAATTTGATCTTCAATAACTGACGCTGTACCTGCATCAACAAAATCAAAGAGACTTTCATACACATCAGAACCAAATAACGGATTAAAAAATTTTTCAGTTGGTATTGTTTGCACTATGTTACGCACAGATCTTCGCACTGCATTTTCATTTTTTAAAATTGGAAGATCTTTAGTCACAGGATGTGGCTCAAACGACAAACTTATGTCTTTATAAGATCTAAATATCCTCGTTACGGGCATTTAACATAGCTTTTTTATTATTTATATGGTTTTTTTAAAAAATAATTAACGATTGATTGTTCTTATCTTATAATCGTCCGTATCAAAGTAATAAATGAGCTCATTTGCAACTTTTTTGGGTGAAGA